CTTGCGTCCTTCTTTTTCATCTTGGTTATTAATACCTTTTTGTCCTGGTCCAAATCGTTTAACAATAGACGCTAAATGATAAGGTGGGTCGGTCACACACGAATCAAATATATTCTCATCTAAAGTTTTTAGATGTTCCATACTATCTGCATTTATTATTTTAGTTTGCATAAGTATATACCATAAATTTTATTGACAATATCAGTAAACATAACTGCCATAATTTCATATTAGTTAAAGCAAGATGTTGTCCAAAACTTACAGACAAAGAAAGTGTTAATAATAATATCATCCATTCTAATATCATCCGAAAAAGTTCTCCAATGTTGCTCCTTGTCCTTCAATTGACCACCCAATTGAATCTAAAATAAATCTCAATGGGTCTGTAAATGTTTTTGTAAATTGAGTTTCATAATCTACATATTTTTGTATATCAAATTCTCTAGGAAGAATTGTTGAAAAAGATACTACTTGTTCTTTAAATGTATTGGGTAAATTTAGCATTAAAAATTTTATCTTATCGCCTTCTTTTATTGTTGGATACTTATGAGTTAAATGATTTCTTTTTAAATAATGATTATATATTAAAGCACCTTTAACGTGTATTGGACTTCCTTTTTTATATACATTGGAAGTATCTGTATATTTTAAAACATTATTACAAGTTCTAGGAAAAGCAATTTGTTCTGGTGTCATTTTTAAAAATTCTTTTTTAAAGTCAGCTACAAATTTAATTAAATCTTCTTGTCCTTGATTCATAATAACACCAATCGCTTCTTTAATCTTACCTCGGCAAACTTCTGGTGTAGATGATTTAACTGCTTCAACACCCATTACTTTTAATTTAGGCTGTTCATATCGTACACCTTCATCATCACACAAATTCAACACATACCGTTTCTTAGCGACCCATATACCCTTGTTTGCAATGACCTCACGTTTCATTATCATTTTTTGAGCATACGCATTTACGTACTTCGCTAGACGTTTAAAACTATCATCTATGACCTTTTGTAGTTTATCTTCACTTGCCTTATCTAAAAATTCAACTATTTGTTGTATTGATTTTCCTTTACAAACCTTTTCAACTAATGGTGCCATCTTAACATAAATCGAATCTGTATCGGATGCAACCACATAACTTTTATTTTCTGTTCCTAAAACCTTATTCATAAATTTATCAACATCATTTTCAACCCAACGAATTGATAATTGTCCACCTAAAGTAATTGCCTCTGCTTGTCTTACATCAAAATATCTAAAATATTGATTACCAATAGCACCATAAGCACTATTCAATGCAATCTTTTTTGCCATTTGAATATTATGACACCTTGAAATTTCATTTTTATAAATTGGGTCTTTTGTTTTTTGATATTCTATTTGTGCCTTGATAGATTGTTTTTTATAAACAACTCTTTCACCATACATTTTCTCCATCAACTCTGGAAGAAAACCTTGTTTATCTTTTTTAAACATAGCACCATTGGGTGCAATGGTTACATTTTTACCTTTTGCAAAATTTAAATCTGCTCTTTCATTTAAAACACTATCAACATTAACACCGTGATGTTGAACACCAACAAATGTTTCTGGTGAAATATTATACTGCATTATTAAATGTGGATATAAACTATTCAAATCAAAAGAAACAATCCAATCGTGCATTCCTAAAGCTGGATCCTTAACATACGCACCTTCATATTTTGTATCCTTTTCGTGTTCCTCTCTTGGAGGAATCATTATATTTTTATTTCTTAAATGATTATAAATTAAAGTATCCCAACATCTAACTTGACTAAACACATCTATATAATTTACCCGAGATTCATATGCCATCGTTAAACATAATTCAATCAATTTCATTTTGTCCTCAAGTTTATCCACTAACTCTACATCTTGGATATTATATTCTATAAATCTTTGATAATCTTTAGTATAAAAATCTTTGAAAGTATCATATGGATTTTCAACCTTCTCTTCCCCTAATTCTAGTTTAGAAATATAATTTAATCTATAACTCTCTCTACGGACATAAGTAAATTTTCTATACAAATCAAAAAAATCTAATACGGTAATACCTAACATATTCCACCATTGAACATTTTTATTTCCAAATTGTACTCGTTCTGCATTAACAATATTCCAAGGTGATATTTTATTAATCGTATCATTGTCAAAAATCTTTCTTATACGATTCATTAAATATGGTATATCAAAAAACTTAACATTCCATCCTGTGATAACATCTGGATGATTTTTACACCAAAATTTTAAAAACTCTAATAATAAATTTCTTTCATTACTACATTTAATATAAGTTAAGTTTGATTGTTTGGTTACAAATTCTCCTGTACCCCAAGTAATAAGTTGTTTATTGCTATGATTTTTAACCGTGATACAAATAATTGGTTCATTAGCAGTATCAACGTCTGGGAAACCGTGTTCAGCTTCACACTCAATATCTATTGTAAATATTTTAATTAATTTTTTATCCCATTCAACACCTTGCCCATACTCGTCAGCAATATATTGATATGGAAACCTGTCCATTCCATAGATTTTGAATTGAGGCATTGACTTATAAGTTTCCTTAAATTGTTTTGCCTTACCAATACTATGAAATGGTTTAGATTTTAGAAATGTGCCGTCTAGTGTCTGATATATAGATTTTTCTTTTGTTGGCGTATAGAGAGTCGGTTGATAATTAATTCTACTTAAATAGGGTTTGCCGTCTGCAACTCCTCTTATTAAAAGTTTGTTTTTATATTCAATAACGTTAGTATAAAAATTCATAATTTAATCTCCAAATCCATCAATTGCTCTTGGACTAATTTTTGCATTGCCATCTGTAGGTATATGTACTACAAGTCCATCAAGTTTTTTAGTCAATTTTACTTGACAGGATAATCTACTTGTTTGATTTCTGACATTAAAATGCCAGATTTAATAGGTCAATTTCACCCATAATATATCTTACTCCTTCAAGTCTTAATAATTATGTTTCACTCACTTTCGGTTCTGTATCCGAAGGACGTGAATCTTCTTCTTTATTTTCTGCAGCTAAATCAGCTGTAGATTCTTCTTCTTCTTCTTCTTCTTTTTTTATTGCTTCTTGTTCTTCAGCAAATCCTTTTGCCAAAACTTCTGAAGTAGAAGGTTCTTTTTTTACATCCGTAGATGGTTTCTTACCAATGTTATATTTCGCCTGAAGATTCCAGTCCTTTTTTTCTTTAAACGCAATTATTTTAATTTGCGATAAAGGGGCTTTATCTTCAACAGCTTCTTTCTTAACTATTGATAACAAACTCCAGTCTTGCAATAAACTTGCAACTGTGTTTCTTCTTTGTATATCGTTTTGGATTAATGTTGCTTTCTTGCCGTCTAAAGCAAACAGTTCTTTGAAATGTACTATGTAATATTTTCCTTGTTTATGTAGTATGTGACAAGATTGATATAAGATTTTATCTTTTCTACTTGCAACTCCTATTCGGGACAAGGTCTCCCTTATTTTCAAAAAGTCGTCTGGTTGTTTTAATGTTATTTCTAACATACTATCAGGCGACCATTGTATAGATTCATCACTCATTTAGTTCTCCCACCTTTGTCAAGTTTCTGTTTTATTAATTCAATATGTTTCTTTGATAGTATGTCCAGAGCAATTCTAGCTTTTTGATTGCTATAACCATAATATTCCTTTACATACTCTAGGTTTTTTGGACGACTTGTAGAAAGCCATTTGCCTCCAAACCTACGTTTCTTTCTTATACTATTTAGAAGAAAATGGAATTGTAACCGTTTAGCTAGGCCGTGTCTTTGATTCATTTCATTACCCATTAAAATAGTATCAACGTGCTGGGATAAACAGCGATTAATAACAAAAGGTGGGTACTTCTTTTCCCAAGTTATGTCATCGCTGTCTAATAAATTTTGTTTGCTATAATTGATTGCATTTAAATAATCTGATAATTTATACTGATTCATCTTTTTTTTCTTTCAATGGGTCCTTTATTTCTTTTATTTTAGAAACTTTATTGCTTTTAAATAATCTTTTAATTCTGGCATCATTACTCCTAAACCACCATCTCCAGATAGCAGACCTAGTCATAGAAACTACTGTAAATATTAAAGCAATTCCTATACTGTCCAATATGGTTGGATACAATCCAAATAGTGGAAAAATTAACAACTGTATTAAAATTGCCAAAATAAAACCACTACCTACATCTATTATACTTTCAAATATATCTCTTTTCATTTTATATACCAGGACAAATCGTGTAAAGGTGTTATTTTGTTCATTTTTCTCCTTTATTTAAATTCTTTGAGTTCATACATTATTTTACCTTTAAAATAAACAAATACTCTTTAATTTTTTTCTCTCTTGCTTTTTGTATTCTAGCAGCTCTAAAATTAGTATAATTTATTTCTTTAATATTTAATTCTCCATATTTTTTCATAATGTTTTTTACTTTTTTATAACTTAAATGCCCCTCACTACTATATGAAGTTATAATATATTTTGAAGGAGTATTTTTAATTAACTCATCTAAAAAATTAATAACCTCATCTTTTTTATTATAATGTGATTTATTCCAATCTTTTGGAATACCAGCTACCTTACTTAAATCTTTAGGTTCTTCATTTTTAGCAATACAATTTAACATAAAATAATTGGACCCATATGGATGCTCATTATAAGGTGGATCATAGTAAGTTATATCTATATCTTCATTTTTTAAATCTTTTACTAATATATTTGTATCTTGTTGTTTAATAATAGTTTGACATTCATTTAATAAAAATATTGGATATTCTAACTCAATTTCTTTTTTAATTCTCCTTAAAGCATTTTTAGCATTTCCTCCAAATTGTCCTTTATTTGTTTCTGTACTTTTATAAAATCCTTTAAAAACACCAGAAGTATTATTGTTCACAGATGCTTTATATAGCAAAGAAGAAAGGGAATAATAATCATCATTGTTAATTAAACTTCTTAAGCAATCTATTATTTTGCCATTTTCATTTGTAAAGAATACTCTTTCACCCTCTTGTATGTCATCATCATCTTTAGGACAATATAACTTTTCAACAAAACCCTTTTTATTGCAACTTTGTCTTTTGGTATTTAAATAATCAATTTTATCATTTATTTCTTTTCTTTGTATTAATGTTGGGTTAGATAGATAGCAATTATTAATAACATAACAATAGTATTCTAAATCATTAACAATTAATTTTTTACTATGTACTTTTAATAATCTACTTACCACACCTGATCCTGAAAAACCATCAAAACTATTAATATACTTTTTGTCCAAAGACACTTTTATTTTATCAATAGATTCATTTATCATTGGGATTAATTTTCTTTTATTACCCAAATATGTAATGATTTGATCCGTAAAATATGGTTGGTTTAAATTAGATAATTGATTGTCAAGCATTTGAATTAGGTAACTTTTCAAAAGTTATTCCTGTTTCTTTAATTGATGTATTCATAATATATCTATCTATTATTTTTTTTGAATCTTCAAACATTATATCAGCCATTTCATCACAAGTCCAAGTTTTCGGATTTAAATATACTGAAGCGGATGAATCACCTTTTATTTTTTCATAATAACTTATATTAAATGGTCTTTTAAGAGTAGCAGATGTTAGTCTATCTCTAATAGTTGAGCCTTCTTCAAAATCTATACCCGAACAAAATAAATAATATGAAGAAAACATTTGATTTAAAGTAAGCATTTTATATTCTGTCCAGTTTTTAAATGCTCTTTCAATTACATTTCCACTTGGATGGGGGTTGTATACACCTTGTTTTTTGTATTCAGCGCTAAATAATGGAAAACAATTTATTGTCATATATTTTTGA